CCGTTCGCTGACCACTACAAGGCGGACCTGGACCAGCTCAAGGACAACCCGCTCACCCCGGCCGACGTGGAGGAAATCCGCCGCCGCTTGAACGAGCTGCGCCCGGACTTCGCGCACATGGGCCGGGAATCCTGGCTGGACTACGCGCTCGCCGTGCTCGACCTGCTGGCCGGGCACGCCAAGGGCACCCGGAACCTGATCGCCAAGTAAGGTGACCCATATGGCCGATCAGATCCGCATCGTCTCGGTGCGTACCGGCCAGCTCGTCTCCACCGCTACGGTGCAAGACGACGGCACGGTCGTCTACGAGGGGGGCGAGTCGGCCCGGTCCGCGGTACGCGCCTGGCTGCGCGCCAACCCCGGCCGGGCCGAGGCCGACGCCGTCCGCGCCCTCGCTCGCGAAGGCTGGTCGAACGGCTACCTGATGGTCGAGCTGGGCTAGCGGCACCAGCCGCCACGCTCGATCAGCTCTACGATTGCCTCCGCGTCGGCCTGCGTGAGCGTCACGTCACCGCCCTCAAAACGCAGCCGCGCACCCTCGATGACCTTTGCCCGCGGCGTGTCCTGCAGGATCTGCCGGCACACGTTCCTGGCCCGGTCAATCGACCTGGCACGGTCTAACGCCGGATGAATCTGCCGCAGACCGTACAAGAGGTCCTCGGTCTGCTGCCCGTCCGGCATCGGAATTCTGGAGACGATCCGGGTCGTGCTCGGTGACACGCTCGCCCGGGCGCTCGGCGAGGCGCTCGCCGTCTCGCCCTCAGTGGGGGAGTCGTCGAGCAGAGCACCGACCACGACCACCACGGCGAACGCCCCCGCAACCCATAACGCGATCTTCTTCCCGCGCCCCTTCTTCTTGGGCGCCTGGTGCGACGGAACCGTGTGTTGCATAACGCATCACGGTACTGCTCGCACATCACAGACGTCCCTCCAATCCCATTTGGAGGGCTCGCACGGCCGAATCCGGTCACCCCTTTAGGCCCGAAACGGGCCAACCCCTACCCCGAAACGGGAGAACCCATGAACGACAGCGAAACCACCGAGGTCACCGAGCCCGAAACGGGCCAGACCACCAACGAGAGCACCCTTCCACAGGCTGACCAGACCCAGGAGCCCGAACCTCAGCCCGAAAAGGGCAAGGACAACCAGGGCGACGAGGTCGCCAAGTGGAAGGCCTTGGCGCGCAAGAACGAAACCCTGGCGAAGCGAAACAAGGAGGCCCTGGACAAGGCTCTCGCCGAGCAGCAGGCCATCCTCGACAACATCGCCCAGGCGCTCGGCCTGAAGAAGGCCGACGAAGACCCCCAAAAGGTGGCGGAAAAGCTTACCGCCGAGCTGACCAGCACCCGCGACGAGCTGCGGCAGGCCCGCGTCGAGCTCGCCGTCTACAAGGCTGCTAGCCGGCACGGTGGCGACCCGGACGCCCTGCTCGACTCGCGGTCATTTCTGCGCGCCGTGGCCCAGCTCAACGCCGACGACGACGGGTTCGCGGACGCCATCGCGGACGCAATCAAGGACGCGATCAAGGCGAACCCGAAGCTCGCAGCACAACCAGCATCGGAAAAGGCGGCCCCGCCACCCCGGTCCGGGGGTGAGATGCCGGGCGCCCCAGCCCGCGGCAACACCAAACGCCCCACGGGGCTCGCCGCGGCGATCCGCAGGCATTACGGACACTAAGGAGACGCAGTGGCTATCACCCTGCAGATGGCGCAGATCAACGCCAGATCCGACATCGACCACGCCGTCATCGACAACCTGCGCCGCTACTCGTGGGTCATGGACCAGATGACCTTCGACGACGCCGTGACCCCGGGCGCCGGCGGTGCAACCCTCACCTACGGTTTCACCCTCCTTAAGACCGCCCGCGGCGCTTCGTTCCGGCCCATCGGCTCGGAGTACACGCCGGCCGAGGCTGAGCGTGAGCACAGGACCGTGCAGCTCCGCCCGCTCGGCGGCAGCTTCCAGGTGGACCGCGTGCTCGCCAACCTCGGCCCCGCGGCCACCAACGAGGTCGCCTTCCAGATGCAGCAGCTCCTGGTCGGCGCCACCACCGAGTTCATTAACCAGATGATCAACGGCGACACCGCCGTCAACCAGCACGGTTTCGACGGCCTCGACAAGCTCCTCGTCGGCTCCAGCACCGAGTACGTGCCGAACCCGGATGGCANCCAGCACGTTGACTGGACCGTGGCCACGGTGGACACCCAGGCCAAGGCAAACCAGCGGCTCGACCAGATCGACGAGTGGCTGTCGTCCATCGTCCCGTCCCGGGTCGGGTCCGGGGACGCGTCCATGCCCGGTGCGGTGCCCCCGGGGGTGAAGGCCATCATCGGCAACACCCGGTCGATCGCCCGCCTGCGCGCCCTGGCCCGGTGGGCGTCCATCTACACCTCGGAGAAGGACGACCTCGGCCGGCAGATCGAGCGGTACGGGGACTGGGTGCTGATCGACGCCGGGGACAACGCACTCGGCACCGGGCCGATCATCCCCATCGAGTCCCGGAACGTTGGCGGCGACAACGTGACCGGGCTGACCGACCTGTACGCGGTCACCTTCGGCCTGGACGCCTTCCACGGCGCCACCGTCGCAGGGTCCCCCCTGGTCCAGACGTGGATGCCGGACTTCTCTGAGGCGGGTGCGGTCAAGACCGGCGAGCTGGAGATCGGCCCCGCCGCGGTCGTGCTCCGCAACACNAAGTCCTGCGGCGTGTTCCGGAACATCAAGGTGGCGTGACATGGCAACGCACTACAAGATCACCGCACCTGATCCCACCTACAACGGGATGGTTGGGCGGGCGGCGTTCCACCAGGGCGTCGCCCGCATCGACGCCGAGGGCATGGACGCCGAGCTCAGGTACTTCACCCGCCGCGGGTACACGGTGGAGCTCGTCGAGGAAACCCCCATCAAGGAGCAGACGCCGTCCCGGGGGCGCGGCGGGACCAGCAAGACCGGCGGCTGACAGGGGGTGGTGGCGATGACGTACGCCACCGTCAGCGACCTGGAGCTGTACCTNACCCCCGTCCCAGACAACGCGGAGGTNCTGCTTGACCGGGCGAGCGTCCTGGTCCGGCAGGCAACCCTCACCGCCGTATACGCGGTTGATGACGCTGGGATGCCCGTGGACGAGCATGTTGCCGACGCTTTCCGCCGCGCCGTCTGTGAGCAGGTGGCCGCGTGGGCAGCCAGCGGGGAGGACGGCACCGGGGTCGCAGCCCAGTACGCCAGCGTGTCCATCGGTTCGGTGTCGTTGTCCCGGGCTGCTGGCCCTGGCGGGGGCGGGCCAGCAGCCGGGGCCACCCTGGCCCCGCAGGCGTGGATGATCCTCCACCAGGCAGGGCTCGTGACCCGTGGACCGTGGGTGGGCTGATGGGCGCGATACCGGGTTTCCTGCTCCGCCACACCGTGATCATCCGGCCTTTCCTCGGCGAAGGCCCATTCGGCCCCTCCTACGGGGAACCCGTGCAAACCAGGGCGTGGGTCGATGAGCGGCGCCGGCTCGTGCGCGACCCCGAGGGCGCCGAGGTCGTCAGCGAGGCCACCGTCTACCTGCCCCCAGGCACCGCCTGCCCGGTCGGGTCACTGGTCACCCTCCCATCCGGGCGGGAGGCCGAGGCGCTGGCTGTGGCTGTGCGGGACGGGGGCGGGCTGCCCACCCCGGACCATGTGGAGGTCGCGCTCACCTAAAGGGGGTGGCGGGTGCCGAAGACGGCCACGCTCAAGCTCAACGTCAGCGCCATCAGAAAGGCCGAACGGGACGGCGCCGTGATCGGTCTGCGAAAGGCGGCTGAGCACCTGCTCGAGGTCAGCCGGCAACTGGGGCCGATTGAGGAGGGCACCCTGGGGCGGTCAGGTGTCGCCAGCGTCGACGACGGACGGCTGGTAGCCGCGGTGAGCTATGACACGCCGTATGCGGTGCGCCAGCACGAGGACTTGACGCTTCGGCACGATCCCGGGCGCCAGGCGAAATACCTCGAGGAGCCCATGCAAACAGAGCGGGGCAC